AAAATTGGATTTAAGACAAGATACGGTCTTGTTTCAAACCCATTCGCTGAAGGTACTGCTCAAGGACTTGGACGCATCACATCTAACAGCAACCGCTACTATCAGCGTACTGTTGTTCAGAACCTCATGTAATTCAGAAATTACATATTTCTTTAAGAGACTCCCTTCGGGGGGTCTTTTTTTTGTGCTATAATTCATCAGTCAAGACAAGGGACTATCGCATATTGGTTAATGCCCACTGCTTATAACGGTGTGAACCGAGTTCAATTCTCGGTAGTCCTATTTGATTCAGTAGCTCAAAGGATAGAGCAATTGCCTTCTAAGCAATTGGTTGTAGGTTCGAGTCCTACCTGAATCGCTTAGGGAGTGTAGTCCAACGGCAGAGACAGGAGACTTAAAATCTCTACAGTGTGGGTTCGACTCCCACCACTCCTATTTTGTGTTATAATGTATGAGTCGTTTGTTTCGCTACCTACGACTGCGGTTATCCCCTTTGGTAGGTTCAGGATAAGCGGCTATAGGAACCTACCAACCTATATAATAAAGAATATAAAGATTTATGAACGACGAAGAACTTCAGGATGAATTAAAAGAAAGAATCCTAGAAGGTCCTATCGTTTTTACTCCTGATGAAGAATGGATAGAATTGCTAAATAAAGACGCAGATATATAGTAGTAGAATGAGTGTGTTGAAATGAACGCTAAATGGATATCAATCGGAGTAGTTGGTAGTTTGTTTGCTGCCTCCCATATTGGTATGATTGGTATGCTTGCCACTAGAAATAATGGTAAGTTGCCCGATTTAAATATACCTACAGGTAACTATACAACATATCAGGCAGAAGTAACAGAGGATGGGTATAAAATTGCTTATAGAGCAAATGACCCTAAAACTATGTACACTACTAAAGATATTAAAACTAAAGGTGGATTCCTAGGACTATCTAACAACACACAAAAAGTTGTTGAAGAGTATACAATGGATGGTGCTATACATCATGGCGGTCCTGTTAGTACGAAGAGTGCTTGGATAGATCCAGCAGCACTTGCAATTACAGGAGGTGACGCAGGGGGAAAGTCAACTGCCAGAACCGAAGCCTGTATCAAGGCAGTCGGTGGTGGCGAACAATCGGGAAGACTTGTAGGAACTAGTGTTGGTGCAGCAGCAGCTCCTGCCTTGAGTGGTATACCATTTGTAGGATGGTTAGCAGCAGGATGGGTAGCAATGTTTGGTGGTAACCAAGGTGCAGAGATTGGTGGCGGTATGGCAGAAGAGTTCAGTAAAGACTGCTAAATAATTAAGATTACAACTGTTTAGTTTAATGTCATCTAGCACATTCTATGATAGGCAGATTAAGAATAGAAATTTCTTGTCTCCTACTGGATTTCAATTTAATTTGGCAAGAGCACCAAAGGTTGATTTCTTTTCTAATAGTGCAAGAATTCCTGGTATTACATTGGGAGAAATTAATGTTGGAAATTATTTAAAGTCTGTCCCTGTTCCTGGTGATCAAGTTCAGTTTGAAGATCTTACCTTATCATTTCTTGTCGATGAGAGTTTAGAAAATTATTTAGAAATACACAACTGGATATATGGATTAGGGTATCCTAAATCTGTAGACCAATTTAAACAAATTGTTTTAGATAGAAATACAGGTGATATTGATAACTTAAAACAATTTAGTGATGGTACACTTAGCATATTAAATAGTAATTTTAATCCAATGGCATATGTCAGGTTTACTGATATGTTCCCTGTATCACTAAGTACTTTAGAATTTACTGCCCAAGAAAACGATTATACATACTTTACAGCAACAGTTACCTTTAAGTATTTGTTGTATGAAATCCTTGATACTCAATTCAAGGTAAAATCGTCATCTATTAATTCAGCATGAACCTTGAGACTATACAAAGTATGTGGGAGAAAGACTCACAGATTGATCAAATTAAAATACATGATGAGGCAGCGAAGATACCTTCCCTTCATGCAAAATACTGGGATGTATATAACACTCTAAAACTTTTGCGAGAGAAAGCAAAAACACAAGAGTCAAGTATTAGATTAGAAAGATATAATTATTACACTGGAAAATCTTCTCCTGAAGTGTATGAGGCCGAACCTTTTCCATATAGAGTTAGAGAGAAAGATGTAATTAAACAACATTTAGATGCTGATAAAAGACTACAAGAAATTACACTAAAAATTAAATACTATGATGTGATGCTAACTTATCTCGAAGATATTGTTAGGCAAATAAACAATAGAAGTTATCAACTAAAAAACATTATTGATTGGCAACAATTGAGTGGCTAATGTCCGACCTTACTATCACAAAAAAGAATGAGGTCTTTTTAAAGATCGTCTCGGAACCTCATGTTGCTCATGAGTTATCTGATCAGTTTACCTTTGATATACCTGGTGCTAAGTATATGCCTCAGTATAGAAAAAGGTACTGGGATGGTAAGATAAGATTATTTAATCTACAGACAGGAGAAATATATGTTGGATTGCTTGATAAGATAGTATCTTTTTGCAAGCATCATAAGTATGAATATAAATTTGAAGATAGTAAGTTTTATGGTACTCCCTTTGAAGTCAATGAAATGATTTCATTAGAGGGTGTTAAAGATTACATGAATGCAATATCTAAGACAACTCCACGAGACTATCAAATAGAGGGAGTATACGATGCTCTAAGACACAATAGAAGATTAGTGATAAGCCCCACTGCCTCTGGCAAATCTTTGATGATTTACGCAATCGTTCGTTACTTCGCAGAGCAAAATAAAAAGACTCTGATAGTTGTTCCAACGACATCTCTGGTAGAGCAGATGCATAAGGACTTTGCTTCTTATGGATGGGACGCTGATTCATATTGTCAAAAAATATACGCTGGTAAAGAAAAAGAAATAAATTCTCCTGTGGTTATTACAACCTGGCAATCTATCTATAAGTTACCAAAAACATATTTTGAAAAATTTGAAGTTGTAGTAGGTGATGAAGCACATCAATTCAAATCAGCGTCGCTCGTAAAAATTATGACTAAGTTGCATCAAGCAAAGTATCGTTATGGTTTTACTGGTACGCTAGACGGCACACAAACACACAAGTTAGTATTAGAAGGACTGTTCGGACCATCATATAAAACTATTAAAACTCATGAGTTGATGGAGAAAGGTTATCTAGCAAGACTAAATGCTAAGATTATATTGTTAAAACATAAAGCAACTCCATTTGATACTTATGAAGAGGAAATACAGTATCTAATTAATCATGAACAAAGAAATAAATTTATTAAAAACCTAGCGTTAGACTTGAAAGGTAATACTTTAATCCTATACAGTAGAGTAGAAACCCACGGAGAGGTTTTATATAATCTCATAAATAATAATGATGATCGTAAAGTATTCTTTATTCACGGTGGAGTTGATGTACATGATAGAGAGTTAACTCGTTCTATCACAGAGGGAGAGAAAAATGCAATCATTGTTGCATCATATGGAACTTTCTCTACTGGTATCAATATCAAAAACCTGCATAATGTAATTTTTGCTTCACCATCGAAGTCGAAGATTAGGAATCTACAAAGTATTGGAAGGGTTCTAAGAAAAGGAACCAATAAATTCAAAGCAACTTTGTATGACATAGCAGATGACTGTTCGACTGATAGTAAAAAAAATTATACACTAAACCATTTAGTCGAACGAATCAAAATATACAATGAAGAAAATTTTAACTATGACCTTGTGAGAGTTTTATTAAAGGAGAAACATGGATGAAATCATAACCTACTTTGTATTCAAATTGGTTTCTGGCGAGGAGGTCGTCGCTGCCACTAGAATTGATGATACTGGTGTGGAACCAGCATTTTTCCTAACAAAACCCCTTAAGGTAGAACTAACACATAAAGGAACAAATACTTTAGTAAGATTGGTTCCTTGGATTACTATTCCAGATGATGATAAAGAAGTTTATAGTGTTGGGTTTGATAAAATTATTACTATGACTGAATTAGAAGCAGACCATGAGATGACTCATGCATATAATCATTATAATTTAAGTAGAGAAACTAGAGATACTCAAAAGGTTAGTATCAGTGAAAAGATGGGTTATAAAGGTAATGTAGAAAAAACTAGATCTAGTTTAGAAAAAATATTTTCTGGAATATCTACTACTGTATAGATACTAGTGTTCCTTTGAACCGCCACAAGGCTAATTGTACAGGTAATTGCTACTTGTGTCAAGCTGTGTTATAATACCTACAGATTCGGACAAACTTATGCCTAGAAAAAGGTCTGATCATTATGTAAATAATAAAGAACTCCTTGAGGCGATGGTTGTCTATCGCAAGAAAGTTGCTATTTCAAAAGAAAAGGGGATTGATCCACCACCTATTAGTAACTATCTTGGAGAATGTTTTCTTAAGATTGCAACACATTTATCTTATAAACCTAACTTTGTAAACTATATGTTCCGTGAGGATATGATCGGGGACGGCATTGAAAACTGTGTACAATACATACACAACTTTAATCCAGAGAAATCTTCTAATCCCTTTGCATATTTTACTCAGATTATATACTATGCATTTTTAAGAAGAATACAAAAAGAAAAGAAACAGTTAGAGATTAAAACTAAAATCATAGAGCGTACTGGTTTTGAACAAGTTATGGTAGTTGAAGAAGGTGCAGGTGGTACTTCATCTGATTATAATACTATTAAAGATAACATACAATACAGGAACTCAAACAGATGAGATTAACACAAGAAGTCATTGACAAGATTCAAATTGCAATGACCCACACTAAAATGAATGGTGATGTCAACTGGAAAGATGGTGATGAGTTAGATGTTTGTCTAGGTGGAACATTTGCAGGTGACAAATTTATTAGTATAATTAATAGAACTCGTAGTAGCACATCTAAAAAATGAGAGTAGCAATAATTACAGACCAACATTTTGGTATGAGGAAAGGTAGTAGGTTATTCCATGAATACTTTCAAAGATTTTATGAAGACATTTTTTTCCCAACACTGGAACGAGAGGGGATTACAACGCTTATCGATATGGGGGACACTTTTGATAATCGTAGGTCGATTGATTTATGGTCTTTGGAATGGTGCAAAACGCATTACTTTGACCGTCTTCGTGATATGGGGATTACTGTGTACTCTGTTGTCGGTAATCACACTGCCTATTTTAAAAACAAAAACGATGTTAATACAATTGATTTACTACTACGAGAGTATCCTAATATGGTGCTTGTCAGAGATCACGCAGAGTATCAGATTGGCGACACAAAATGTCTTTTCTTAGGTTGGATTAACGAAGAGAATAAAGGTAAGATAAAAAGAAAAGTTAAATCAACAAAGGCGAAGGTCGCATTTGGTCACCTAGAACTAAATGGTTATGCTGTATACAAAGGATATACACAAGATCATGGTGCTAGTGGTGATGCAGATATGTTTGAGAAATTTGATAGAGTATTTACTGGACATTATCATACAAGATCCAATGATGGTAAAATATTTTACTTAGGTAATCCATATGAAATGTTCTGGAATGATTGTGAAGACACTCGTGGATTTCATATTTTTGATACAGAAACATATGATTTAGAACCTATTAATAATCCTCATAGAATGTTCTATAAGATATACTATGATGATACTCCATATCAAATCTTTGATGCTACAGAATATGCAGGTAAGATTGTCAAAGTCATAGTTAGACAAAGATCTAACCCTAAAGATTTTGAAAAGTTTATTGATAAACTACATTCTGTTGGTGTAGAAGATCTAAAGGTCATCGAAAGTGCTGACTGGAATCATGGTTATATTCATGCATCAGATTTCAATGCAGATGAAGATGAGAATACAATTGCTTTGTTAAATAGGTTTATAGAAGAATCAGAGATTGATCTTGACAAAACTAGAATTAAAAAACTTGTGGGAGGTTTGTACGCTCAAGCATGCGAGGTGGAGTAATGTGGTTATTATGTGAAGATGGCAAGCGTGAGGGTGCTTACGCTGTTAAGGACATCAATAATGATAAGGTTTTGTTCTTATTTGAACAAGAAGATGATGCAGAACGATACAGAATGCAACTAGAATCCGAAGAAGATGCTATAATGGAAGTAGTCGAAGTAGACGAAGATGTTGCAATAAAAGCGTGTGAGATGTATAATTATAAGTATACTATCGTAACCCCTAACGATTTTGTGATGCCACCCCTACAAGATGATTCTGTTTAAAAAGGTAAAGTTTAAAAATTTTCTATCTACTGGTGATAAATGGACGGAGATAGATTTAAATTCTGATGGTACAACAATAGTTGTTGGTACAAATGGTGCTGGTAAATCTACCATATTGGATGCTTTGTGCTTTGTATTATTTAATAAACCATATCGTAAGATCACAAAATCACAACTAATCAATACTACCAATGAGAAAGGAACTCTTGTTGAGATTGATTTTTCTATAGGTAATACAGAATATAATGTGACTAGAGGTATTAAACCTAATCTATTTGATATTAAAATTGATGGTCGAATGCGTAACAAAGAAGCAGACGATAGAATCAATCAAAAAATCCTAGAAGAACAGATTTTAAAATTAAACTATAAATCATTTACTCAAATTGTAATACTAGGTAGTAGCAACTTTGTACCCTTCATGCAACTAAGTGCTCCTAACCGTAGAGAAGTTATTGAAGATCTATTAGATATTAAAATTTTCTCCGCTATGAATCTAATCCTAAAAGAAAAACTTAGATCAAATAGAGAGATTGTAAGAACATTAGAACTTAAGAAAGAAACTCTTAAAGATAAAGTTTCAATGCAAGAAAATTTTATCGATAAGATGAATACTAGAAGTGAAGATGATATTAAAGAAAAGGAGTTAAAACTTGATACAATTGCTCTAGATGTTAATCAATTATTAAGTAAAAATGAATCCTTAAGTAAAGATTTGGACAGCGTTCAAACACAATTAGAAACTGTATCAGATGCTTCAAAACGCTTGGTAAAACTAGGTTCTTTGAAGCAAAAGATATCCAATAAAGTATCAAGGATTACTAAAGAGCATAAGTTTTTCACAGACAATACGGTATGTCCTACATGCAGCCAGAATATAGAAGAATCGTTTCGGTTAAATAGAATTGATGACGCTCAAAATAAAGCAAAGGAACTCAGAGATGGCTATCAAAAGCTTGAGGAGTCGATAACAGAAGAAGGTATCCGAGAGCGTCACTTCACCAAACTATCTAAGGAGATTACAGAACTCACAAATGGCATTTCTCAAAACAGTGTTAGGGTTAATGGACTACAGCAACAGACAGGAGATTTACAACAGGAAATTCAAATTCTTACCGACAACCTTAAAAATAAAAATACTGAACATGAGAAGCTAGAGAAATATAAAAAAGATCTGGAGTCTTGCTTTGGCAATCTTGCAAAACAGAATGACGAGATAACATATAATGACCATGCCTATGAACTATTGAGGGATGGTGGTGTCAAAGGAAAAATAATTAAGAAGTATCTTCCTCTTATCAATCAGCAGGTCAATAGGTATCTGCAGATGATGGATTTCTATATCAATTTTCGATTAGATGAAGAGTTTAATGAAACAATAGAAAATCCTATTCATGACAAGTTTACATACTCTTCATTCTCTGAGGGTGAGAAGATGAGAATTGACTTAGCACTCCTGTTCACATGGAGAGAGGTTGCTAGGTTTAAAAATTCTACGAATACTAACCTTCTTATTATGGATGAGGTATTTGATTCATCGTTAGATGGATTGGGAACAGATGAATTCATTAAGATTATTAAGTATGTTGTTAAAGATGCTAATGTATTTGTTATATCACATAAGGTAGATATGTTAGATAGATTCCAAACTATGATAGAATTTACTAAGAAAGGTGGATTCTCTTATGCTACTAAGAGTGCTGTGGAGCAGTAATTATGTATGTACTTCATGATGTGATGTCCAATAAGGATGTCATGCAAATCTATAATCATGTTATAGAAAATAGTTTGTGGAAAATAAATAGTGCATATGGTGGTCTTGACAATCCAGAGTTAATGTATCCTAGGATGCAAGCAATGGATGAGAAAGGTATGCATGATCCATTTCTAGCAGGGTACTTTATTGCTACCATGGCTAGAGTTAGAGATAGACTACAGAATCAACATGGGTTTATTTTACCCACACAAAGTGTTGCTGCTATAGGATTTAATGCACAACGAAAGGGTAATGTACCAGAGTTTCATACTGATGCTGATGGTAATGGTCCTCATGTGTGGAGTGCAGTAGGATTTCTAACACCCCAATGGGATCCTTCATGGGGTGGAGAATTGCAAATTGAAGACAAGACCTTTACATATGGACCTGGAGACTTTATAGTGTTTAGGTCGAACAAACTCCATGATGCTCTACCTATCAAGGTAGATACTCCATTCTGGAGAGTATCTGTATCCTGTATGTTCAAATGAATACTCCAAACTGGCAGCATCATTCCAAAAAGGAAAAGAAACGCCACCTTAAACCACAAGCACTACGCTCTGCAAGAGAGAGGCGTAGACAGTTGATAAAGTGTCTACTCAAGACCTCCGATCCTCGTCGGGGGTCTTATAATGTGTATATACACAACGAATCACATGCAACACAATATTAAAGGAACACTTGCAAGACTCCTTGCTACAGAGAACCTTGTAGTAGAACACAAGAATGTAGAGACTGCTCAATTCAATGTTGAGACTAGAGTTTTGACACTACCTCTTTGGAAGATTTCTCAAGAGTCTGTTTATGATGCTTTGATTGCTCATGAGGTAGGACATGCTCTATACACACCTTGTGATGCATGGTTCGAGCAAGAAGAATTTGTTGGAGTCCCACATTCCTTTGTTAATATTATTGAGGATGTTAGAATTGAGAAGTTAATGAAGCGTAGATACGAAGGTCTTGCTAAAACATTCTATCGTGGTTATGGTCAGTTGCATGAAGATGACTTTTTTGAAATTGATAGACCAATAGATGAGTTTAGTTTCCCTGATCGTATCAATCTATACTCTAAGATAGGTCCTTTCCTATGTGTTGAGTTTACTGACACTGAGCAGGATCTAGTAGACAGAATTGAGAAGGCAGAAACATTCTATGAAGTTTGTGTACTCGCTAAAGAGTTGCAAGAATTCTGCAAACAACAACAGGAAGAAAGAATTGAAGAAGAAGTCAAGGTAAAGATGAATTTAGATGGATCTGGTAACAATGATCTAGAAGGTAAACAGGAAACTGAGGATGTAGATGAACCATCAGAGGAATCTGAAGGTAACGACCTAGAAGATTTGTCAGAAGGATTACCACACCAGCAAGATGACAGTGGTAAGAAGCAACCACAACCAGAATCCGCATCACCAGAGGGATCTGACGAGTTTGATACAACAACAGTAGATGCACTTGAGTCTAAATTGCAGGATCTAGTAGACACTGGTGCAGCAGAGAGTGTATACTTAGAGCTACCAAAGCTACATTTAGATCGCATTGTCATTTCCACCGATGAAATCCGTAATTCATTGAATGAGCATTGGAAAGAGGAAGATTCAAGAAGAACAGAGTATGAAGCATCTTTACCAAAATCTTATTACGAATCAGATGAGTATAGAACTAATACAAGACAAGGTATGATTGAAAAGTTTGAGCAATTCAAAAAAGATTCTGCTAAAGAAGTTTCTTATCTAGTTAAAGAGTTTGAGTGTAAGAAATCTGCTAGTGCATATGCTCGTGCTACAACATCTAAAACTGGTGTTCTAGACTGCACTAAACTCCATACATATAAGTTTAATGAAGATCTTTTTAAAAAGATAACTGTTGTTCCTAATGGTAAAAATCACGGTCTAGTTTTCATACTTGACTGGTCTGGATCTATGTCAAATATATTACTTGATACAGGTAAACAGTTGTTACAATTGATCTGGTTTTGTAAGAAAGTTCAAATCCCATTTGATGTATATGCTTTCAGTAATGAGTGGAAGGGTAGACAGTCATCCTATTCAAGTAGAACAGATCTTCCACCAGTATATGATCGTGTTGCAAATACAATTGATATTGGTTCTGATTTCTCACTACTAAATTTTGTATCTAGTAGTTCTAAAGACATAGACACAGATATAAAAAATCTATTCTTAATGTGTGCCTACTATGATGGGTGGAGAAATCATGCTTTTACAATACCAAATGGTCTTTCTTTATCTGGTACACCTCTTAATGAATCAATCATCTGTTTGAATGATTTAATTCCTCAGTTCAAAAACAAAACTGGTGTAGAGAAAGTTAATGTTGTAATATTAACTGATGGTGAAGCACAGAGTCTTCGCAGAAATTCTTATGTTGATCGTCACTGGGAGTCAGAACCTTTCTTAGGTACTACATCCATCAACTCTAATTGTTTCCTAAGGAATCGTAAGACTGGTAATGTAACTAGATTTAATCATTCATTTCATGATTTTACTAAATTACTATTAGAAGATTTTAGGAGTGTACATCCCAGTGTTAATGTTATAGGATTCAGAGTTCTTGCAAGTCGTGATGCAAGTAGTTTCATCCGTAGATATATGTACGGTACTGATGACTGGGGGCAGATTGACAAGAAGACTGCTGAGTGGAGAAAAAACAAATCATTCTCTCTAGAAAATACTGGTTATCAAAAGTACTTTGCACTATCATCCACATCACTAAACAGTGACTATGACTTTGATGAAGAGACAAATGATGCGATGACTAAAGCAGAAATCAAGAGAGCATTTGTAAAATCATTCAAAGCAAAGAAGACTAACAAAAAAGTTTTGACTGAGTTTGTTGATCTAGTTGCTTGACATGTGAAAGTGAGTACTATATAATAATAGTACTCTTTCACAATTGGAGATGAACACCCTTCAAAGACTGACATGGGTTATAGACACCCTTGAAACATATGCAAGATGGGCGAGTTCCAATACTGCTGAAATCCGTGAGAATGCAAAAGCTGGAGAAACTCAGTTACCTCTTACTCAATGGAGACAGATGTATGGTCTCGACAAATTTTGCGAACAAAACCTACACCTATTAGATGTTCTTAAACATAATAACTTTAAGACATCTCCTCGTGACTACATGCGTACTCTTATGAGTCGTGCTGCAGGACAACGACCTGATAGACTTAGAAATGGAATATTTGGAAAAACATTTCCTAGTATCATAAACAAACAGAAGGCAACCAGTTATCTTCCTGGTCGTCATGCAAAGAACTCTGCTGTTGAACAGCAGTTATCTTTTGCTGCTGTTAAGTCTGTAGATCCTATCTCAGAATCTCTAGATACATCATTCCCACAACAGAATGATGGACTAGAAAATGTGATCGCTCAGTTGAAAAATGCTGGAGTTCAATCGATCACTATGACACTTAAATAAGTGTCCACTAGTAGTGGATATAGGCATTGTATTCTATTATAATGTCTATATACACAACAGACATTACAAATGGCAAAAATTCAAAAAAAATCTCAACCTCGTTATGTGACTGCAGAACTAGTTGACGGTCTAAGATCATCTTTTGGTAACAAGATTACATCAGATAATGTCAAAGTATATTGTGCTAAGAACAATCGCAATTACAGAACACTCACTAAGCACATCAAATCTTACAAGACTGGATTAGGTAAATGGGATTTGACTGTTGCTGAAGCAAGAAAATCATTCGAGAAACAGATCACTTCAACTGCTCCTGTTAAACAGAATCTTGTACCTGAAAAAGATAATACATTTGTCAAGTTTGGTAACTTTACTGACATAAAAAAAGTAATTCAATCAAAGCAATTCTATCCATCTTTTGTTACTGGATTGTCAGGTAACGGTAAAACATTCTCTGTTGAACAGGCATGTGCACAACTAAATAGGGAGTTAATTAGAGTTAATATTACAATTGAAACAGACGAAGATGATCTTATTGGTGGGTTCCGTCTTGTTGATGGTAACACTGTTTGGCACAATGGTCCCGTTATCGAAGCTTTGGAGAGGGGAGCTATCCTCCTTCTAGATGAGATTGACCTAGCATCAAATAAAATATTGTGTCTACAACCAGTCCTTGAAGGTAAAGGTATCTTCCTTAAGAAGACTGGTAAGTTTGTTCAACCTGCTACAGGATTCAATGTTATTGCAACTGCAAATACTAAAGGTAAAGGATCTGATGATGGTAAATTCATAGGAACTAATGTTCTTAATGAAGCATTCCTTGAGAGATTCCCTGTAACCTTTGAGCAAGAGTATCCACACTCTGCTACAGAGAATAAAATCCTTCTAGGTATTGCTAATAACTTAGGAGTAAAAGATAGTGAGTTCTGTAAGAAACTTACAGACTGGGCAGACATCATTCGTAAGACATTCTACGATGGTGGTATAGATGAGGTTATCTCAACTCGTCGTCTAGTACATATCATTCGTGCTTATAGTATCTGGAATGACAAACTAAAATCAATCAAAGTATGTTTGAATCGTTTCGATGATGAAACAAAACAATCATTCTTGGAATTATATGATAAAGTAGATGCTGATGTTGACATCAATGCATCTGAAGAAGAATGATTCTACAACCTTTTTCTCCTCTGGTATATAAAGAAAATATATCAGGGGAGTTTCATCAATTTTTACTGGATGCAGCAGATGACTCTAGAATTAATCCTGTTAATGTAGGAGACTCATTAGCAGGAAATATTGATGAACAATTACAGTTAAAAATAGATGGTCAGGCATTTGTAAAATTTGTCTATCCACATGTTCATGATTACATGGAAAAATCTCATGAACATAAAACAAAAATGTCAAACCTTACTGATATTGTTTCACCACCACTATTCCATCACATTGCATTTGATCTAGGTAGTGGTCCTTGGATTAATTTTCAGCGTAGAAATGAGTTTAATCCTATCCACAATCACAGTGGACAATTAAGTTCAGTAATCTTTATTGATATACCCGAAGTCATTCGGGAAGAAGCAAAGAATACTGTTAAAACTAATATGCCCTGTTCTGGTCAATTGGAATTTATTCATGGTGAAGATGGTTTTGAATACTCTGGATCATTTAAAGTTGTTCCAAAAACAGGTGAACTTTATTTGTTTCCAGCAACTCTTAGACATACTGTCTATCCGTTTACTAGCGATGTAGAGAGGATCACTATGAGTTTCAATGTACACAATATTCAAAAAGGATGATATAATGGTAAATGCATGGTCACTAGCAGCATCTATTTTAGATGGAACATTTGATGAGGATTACCCTATTATGACAGGAGTTGGAACACACACTAAAGGTGGATGGATTGATCAACTTAGCGGTGAAGTTGAAATTACTATTGATGATAGTAATTGTCCAGCAGAGTTGAACAAACGCAATGTACATTACAAGTACAATGAGGATAAAATTCTAGAAACAATTAAAGAGTATATTGGAAGAACATATAGTTCTCATTATGCTAACAACAGTGTACAGACATTAGATCTTATTGATGCAGTTGGCGATGCTGCTGCTTTTTGTCGTAGTAACATACTTAAGTATGCATCAAGATATGACAAAAAAGGCACAGCAAGGCTTGACATTGAGAAGATTATACACTATGCTGTACTTCTATACCACTTTGAAGGATTAGACACCAAGGACACTACCAATGGATATGAAACTTTCTGAAAAAACAATTAATTTGCTGGAGAACTTCTCCTCAATCAATCAATCCATTCTGGTGAAAAGAGGTTCTAAACTTCGCACTATCAGTGTGATGAAGAACATTCTTGCTGAAGCAGATGTGGATGAAAACTTTGAAAGGGACTTTGGGATCTATGATCTTCCTCAGTTTCTTAATGGTGTTAATCTTATGAAGGATCCTGATCTGGATCTTAAGAATGAAACATACATGATCATTCGTGAGGGTAAGTCAACTAAGGTTAAGTTTGCTTTTGCAGATCCTGATGTTATTATTACTCCACCAGAAAAACCAATTACATTACCATCAAGTGATGTAACATTTGCACTTGATAGTGCACAGTTAGGTAAACTACTCAAGGCATCATCTGTATATCAATTGCCAGATCTAGCAGCAGTTGGTAATGGTAAAGAAATTAAGATGGTCGTATCAGATCGTAAGAACGATAACTCAAATGAATTTTCTCTTGTTGTTGGTGATACTGACAGCGTATTTGAATTTAATTTCAAGATAGAAAACATTAAATTGATTCCTGGTTCATATGATGTCCAGATTTCAAAGAAACTATTATCTAAGTTTACCAACAGTCAATACAATCTTGATTACTTTATTGCACTAGAACCAGATTCAGTGTATGATGAGTGAAGCATGGAAGGTATGGAAGTATGCGTTGGGTTCATTCTCTGACTCTCAAACCAAAAGGTATGATAATATTGTACTCATTGTACGATCTTTCATCTTCCTTACTTATCTTACTACTAATTGTTTTATTACAGCAGGGGTGATTCGTCATTGGAACGACACCCCTTCTTCTATTGATTATGAACATCTTTGTGACAAATCCTGATCCACAGGTATCAGCAAAATCATTACCTGACAAACATATAGTAAAAATGCCTTTAGAGACATGTCAGATGCTCTCTATCGTCTTCTCACACTGGTATTATGACTGGGGTGATGATTTAGTTAAGAAGAAAGACGGCACAGCATACAAGACCTCTAAGGGTGCTTTCCGTAATCATCCTTGTACTCAATGGGCAGCAGATAGCAAATACAATACAGCATGGTTGATTCAACATGGATGTGCTTTAGTTGATGAATATACTCATCGCTATAATAAAGTTCATGGTTGTGCCAATGCTTTGTTTGAAGCAAAGAAAACATTTCATAAGATGACAAATGATGTAATAGTATGTTATAGTATGGTTGAACACTTTACTCGTGCCATGCCAGATGTCTATAAACATGACACAAGCATTGACACTTTTACTGCTTACAAGAATTACATTAGCAGCAAACCTTGGGTTGCATCTAATTATCTTCGTGACCCATCCAGAAAACCCTCTTGGATCAAATGACTAACCCTGCTTTAGAAATACTATTTTGGACAATATTGTCTCTATATCTAATTTACAAATTGGGACTTATTAAAAAGTGAACAATGATTTTTTATGGGTTGAAAAATACAGACCCCAAACAATTGATGAATGTATTCTCCCTGAGAGTATTAAGAAAACCTTTAGAGAATTTCTAAATAAAGGAGAAGTGCCAAACTTGCTTCTCTCTGGTCCTGCTGGATGTGGAAAGACTACAGTTGCTAAGGCACTGTGCAAGCAATTGGGAGTAGATTCTTATGTCATTAACGGATCTGATGAAGGCAGGTTTCTCGACACTGTTAGGAATAATGCCAAGAACTTTGCGTCTACGGTATCTCTCACGAGTGAGTCGAAACATAAAGTCATCATCATCGATGAGGCAGACAATACCACTCCCGATGTACAACTCCTTCTCAGAGCGAGTATTGAGGAGTTCCAAAAAAACTGCAGATTCATTTTCACATGCAACTACAAAAATAAAATCATTGAACCCCTCCATTCGAGATGTGCTGTGGTTGAGTTTGGTATTAAGGGTAGAGATAAACAAGAAGTTGCAGTAGGTTTTTTTAATAGACTTGTAGAGATTTTAGATAGAGAAAATGTAGAAGTAGATAAGAAAGTTTTAGCAGAACTTATTAACAAACATTTTCCTGATTGGAGGAGGGTTCTTAATGAGTTGCAAAGATATAGTGTTGGCGGTAAAATTGACAGTGCAATTCTAGCAGAGTTTTCTGATGTTAAAATTGAAGATCTTATTAAGACGCTTAAGAAAAAAGATTTCCCTGCCGTCAGAAAGTGGGTGGTATCTAATATGGACAATGATCCTGCTGTCCTTCTTCGTCGTCTCTACGATGCTTTATATTCAAGTCTTGATGGTCCTTCTATTGCTGCATCTGTTCTTATAATTGCTAAGTATCAATATCAAATAGCATTTGTTGCTGATCAAGAGATAAATCTTCTAGCAGCATTAACCGAAATCATGGTGGAGTGTGAATTCAAATGAGCCTATCAAAACAAGTTGAAGACTCTCTAAGAGAGGCACAGTCAAATTTGCGTAATGCGTTAGCATTTGCTGCAAGGAGTGAGAAACCTTACATTAGTAAGCACATTGCTGATTACTTAGCAAGCATCGATAATCTTATTGATGTTTCTGAGCATTTAGAAAAACTTGAATCTATTATTGAAGAACATGAGCAAGACACTTAAAACACCCCTTAGATATCCTGGTGGAAAGTCTCGTGCTTGTACGAAAATTTCTACTAGTTTTCCTGACTTTAGACAATACAAAGAGTATCGTGAACCATTCTTAGGTGGTGGTTCCGTAGCATTGTTTGTTAGTAAGTTAAATCCTGACCTAGATATTTGGGTAAACGATTTATATAAACCGTTAACAAACTTCTGGCAACAGTTGCAACATTCTGGTCAAGAACTACAGGATGAAGTTAAGTCTTTGAAAGATAAACATCCTGACCCTGACTCTGCTAGAGAACTATTCAAGCAATCTAAGGAGGAAATTAACGATGAAACAAAATCCGATTTCTATCGTGCCGTTATTTTTTATGTTCTTAATAAGTGTTCCTTTAGTGGTCTTACAGAGGGTTCATCCTTCTCTCCCCAAGCTTCCAACTCAAACTTCTCCTACCGTGGAATTGAAAAGTTAGCAGAATATTCTAAGTTGATAGAGAACTGGAAGATTACAAAACTTGACTATAGAGAACTCTATAGTAATTCTAGAGATGTATTCATGTACCTAGATCCTCCTTACGAGATTAGTGATAATCTTTATGGTAAGAAGGGTTCTATGCACAAGTATTTTGATCATCAAGAGTTTGCACAAACATGTGATCAACATGCTGCTAGTCAATTAATTTCTTATAATAGTAGTCAACTTATTAAGGATAGATTTAAAGATTGGAATGTCTCCGAATTTGATCATACATATACTATGAGATCCGTTGGAGACTACATGAGTGATCAACAAGATCGCAAAGAACTTTTAGTTTTTAATTATGAAAATACTGGGTCTGCATAGTTCTGTTACTTGGGAAGGTAACAATGTAAATGAGTTCTCTAGGATCCATGATTCTGGAGCAACTTTCTTTGACAACGGTAAACACATTTGTAGTATTGATGAGGCAAGATTAAGTAGAATAAAATATGATGGTACATGGCCATATAGATCAATTGATTATGTACTAGGAGATGTTCCTAAAGAAGATATTGATATTGTAGTGTATGTTCCTAGTGCAGTTCATCTATGCAATAAACATACTGCTGATGCAACAGTTGCTAGATTTATTAAAAATCAATTTCCAAATGCAAAGTTATGGTATGTTAGTCATCATATGTGCCATGCTGCATCTTCTGTTTATACCTCACCATTTAACTCTGGAAGTTATTTGACATTAGATGGTATGGGTGCTGCCCAATGGGATTTTGCAGCAGGAATGACTAAGGGATATGAAAATAATAGTATAGGATATTTTGATAAAGATAAAAGAATATTCACAAACCAAACTATGAAGTCTGGATCAGGTGAAAATTCTTTTGGTGATTATTATATGAACATGGCAGTCATGACATATAACATGGCTAAAGCAGTTAAAGAAGAAGGTGATAGGTATCACTATAAAAATAAACAAGACTATGAGGATGTAGTAACCTTTAGTGCAGAGGGTAAGGTTATGGGACTATCTGCATATGGTAAACCATGTGATAGAAATCCACCATACACATTCTCTGAGGAGTTTCCATTAAAGACAATGGAGATTGACAAGTATGATTATGGTCCTTCATGGATTAACTTCCACAAATATAATGAAGTATTTGATCATCTAAAAGGTTTATCTAAGGAGGATATTGCTTACTATATTCAATATCATTATGAAGAAGCTATTGTTAAATGGATATCTCAACTAAGAAAAGAAAATTATCTTACAGAGGATGTTTGTTTTGCTGGTGGATGTTTCTTAAATGTTTGTGCTAACTCATTACTCAAGCAATGGTTTAATCGTATTTGGATACCTCCATTTACAAATGATTCAGGAGTTCATTTTGGTGCAGCAATATATGCAACATATAAAACTCATGAGACTATAGAACTACCACATAACATAGCATTGCTAGGTAAAAGTTATGATGATTTTATGCCAAGGGGAGGAATGATTCATTATGAAAACTTTGGTGAACTGTGTGATGTAGTTGCTGCAGCAATCAATCAAAATAAAATAGTGGGATGGTTTCAAGGAAGATCAGAACATGGTCCTCGTGCTCTTGGATCTAGATCTATTTTAATGAGTCCTAGTAGAGCAGAGAATAAAGATATTATTAATCAAAGGGTTAAGCATAGAGAGTATTGGAGACCTTTTGCTGGTGTAATACTAGAAGATCGTGTTGGAGATTACTTCTTAGAAGCGTATGATACTCCTTATATGCTGTTCTCTCAACACTCTACAAATGATAGAATTCCTGCCATTACTCATGAGGATAAAACTTGTAGGATACAAACGGTTAATGATGAACTAAATCCTAAATTGTGTGAACTACTTCGTAAGTTTGAGGATCCTGTTTTACTTAACACATCCTTCAATGATAATGGAGAACCTATCATAGAAACACCAGATGATGCTATAATAGCATTTGAGAAGATGGATTTAGATCTACTCGTTATAGGAGATTACTTACTATGGAATTAAAGGACTGGTTAAATTCTATAAATTTTACTAAGGAAACTCCTGAGGATCCTGATGACATAAAGAAGTACCCACCATTCATTATCAATAAATGTTTGTCAGGAATGTTGGATTCTATTATGTTTGCTAACGAGATGAATAAAAATCCTCACTTAGATAAACAACTACAGTATGATTTTTTAAGAAATTCTCTTAGAAAGAAGAGGAGATTTGCACCGTGGTTGAAGACTGAAAAGATTGAGGATCTGATGGCAGTCAAAAAATATTATCAATATAGTACAGAGAAAGCAGAACAGGCATTGAGAATTCTTACTAGGGATCAGGTTAAATATATTAAAAAGAAACTTGATACTGGAGGAATGATGTGAGAATATTAAGTATAGATCTAGATTATATTTCTGGTCCTGCTATCAATCATAATGATGACAAACTTAGAGAATTGCAATCACAGGATGAACTGGATGGAACAGATATGTGGCCAGTGCCTAAATGGGCAGAGTTGTTTGATAAGTATCCCAAAGAATTTTCCCATGAGATAAGTATTGAAAATTATCAATACTGTTTACGAGCATACCTTAGAGCATTAAAAAATTGTAGTGATGTTCATTTTGGGTATGATCATGACAATATACTATATGGGTTAGAGGGTCATACAGATATAGAGATTGTAAATATAGATCACCATGATGATATATTCTCAGGAAACTTTGGTCATCCTGAGTCAGAGATAGATGCTCTTAATAAATTTGATAGAGTTATGGAAGGTAACTGGGGTATGTGGTTACAGACTAAAGGTAGATTAAAATCTTTTACTTGGATAGGTAATGCAGATAGTCATAACTTAGTTCATGTTCCTTTTGCAGAAAAATATATTAACAATTTTAGATTCTGTACTAGAGAACAATATGACTTTGCTTCTGACTGTAAGTTTGATCAGATATTTGTGTGTCAGTCACCAGGATATGTACCACCACTACACTGGCATATGATAGGTACATTCATGACAGTCTATGAAGAGATGACTGGTAACAAGGTAGACCTTAATAAATTTAATAGAAAATATGAGATGGAAAAATACTATGCACAAGTTACAGAGTACATTACCAAGGGAAAAAACGCAATTACTAAATAGAAAATATGATCTATATTAATAGAAGAAGATGAGTGTTGTGACTGAAAATACAGTGGACTGGTCTGCCGATCAAATGGTAGAAGTCTCTCTCGGAGAACCCGACGATTTTTTAAAGGTAAGGGAAACACTAACAAGAATAGGTGTTGCTTCCCGTAAAGAAAAGAAATTATATCAATCTTGCCACATACTACATAAACAGGGACGATATTTTATTGTCCACTTCAAAGAATTATTTGCCTTAGATGGAAAAAGAGCTAACCTTACTTCTAACGATGTGCAGCGTCGGAACCGTATTTCTCAGCTTCTTGCTGATTGGGGACTCATTAAGATACTCAATGTAGATCAAATACAGGAGATCGCACCATTAAATCAGATCAAAGTTTTATCTTATAAAGATAAAGGTGACTGGATTTTAGAAACCAAGTATAATATAGGACGCAAAAAGACGGAGGAGGAATCCTGAAAAAATTTATTTTTGATGTTGATGGGACTTTGACACCTGCGAGAAAACCTATTGAACTTGAGTTCTTAGATTTTTTTGGTGAGTTTATTGGAGACCATGATGTTTATCTTGTCACTGGTAGCGATAGAGATAAGACAATAGAACAGGTTACACCCTACATATACAATCTTTGCACCAGAGTTTATAACTGTTCTGGTTCTGATGTGTATGAAGGGGATCTTAGTGTCTATAGAGATGATTGGGAATTACCACTAGATGTAGAGCGTCATCTTGAGAATGAATTACTATTCAGTAAGTTTCCAGTTCGTAATGGATTACATATTGAAAGGAGACCAGGTGGTGTTAACTTTAGTATTCTAGGCAGAAACAATGTTTGTTTTGTAGAAAGAGAAGAGTATGTTAAATGGGATAAGATGACCGATGAGAGAAAAGATATTGCTAGAAGACTTAAGTTGAAATTTCCAGAGTTGGAAGTTAATATAGGTGGACAGACTGGTTTAGATTTAGGAGCACCAGGTAGTAACAAGAGTCAGATCTTAAGAGACTTTGTAGAAGAAGATGAATTATATTTCTATGGTGATATGATGGAAAAGGGTCAGAATGACTATGCTTTAGGGCAAGCAGTACAAGAAAGGGGCGGTCATTCCCACTGTGTAAAAGATTGGAAAGATACTATGATGAAACTAAATAAAGTATAGTTGCCGTAAGGGACTATACAATTCACACTCGCTTTTAAAGGAGACTGCTATGACTAACATAGAAAGATTTCATGCTGAAAATTTGCCTGATCTTATGGATAGGATCACCAAGAACAGCATAGGACTCGACAATTATTTTGATCGTTTCTTCGATTTACAAACAAGTTCAAACTACCCACCTTACAATCTCATCAATGTAAGTAACACAGAATCTAGACTAGAGATTGCTCTAGCAGGATTTAAAAAGGATGAGGTTAAAGTCTATACAGAATACGGTAAACTTGTTGTAGAAAGTAAAAAGGAAGAAAAGGAAGAAGCAAACTATTCACATAGAGGGATTGCTCGAAGATCCTTTAACAGATCATGGACTATTGCTGATGATACTGTCGTCAAAGAAGTCAACTTTGAGGACGGACTACTAACTGTCACACTTGGCAAGGTTGTTCCAGACCATCACCAGCGTAAAGACTGGATCTAACACAAGGGGGTTTACATACCCCCTTTTTTAATGTATAATATATTTGTTGGTTCGACGGAACTGACACGGGAGTGACTGAATAAACTTACTGGCATATAGCTGGTTAAGGTGATGAGACACAGGTGGTGCTGCTGCGAGAGCAGAATCGACTTACCAGTCGGGTCTCAGGCATAGATGATTTTCTAACTGTAGAAATGCCCATCTATTGTTGGTACACAGGAACCCAACCTCCCACCCCAAAATTTTTGTTATAAAGAAATGTCAATTAAAATTGCTGTGTTAAACGATGGAACACAGATCCTTGCTGACATCAAAGAAGTAACTGATGGTGATATTCGTCAGTACTTAGTTATCAGACCTTTTGAAATTATTTACACTACAGAATTAAAACTCAAAGAGGAAAATAATACAGCAGGTGGTGAGGTTAAAAAGATTGGTCTTAGAACTTGGTTAGAGATATCTGAGGATGATACATACATCTTGAACCCCTCTACAGTTTCTGTTGTATGTGAACCTATGGGTGATCTCAGAAAAATGTATGAAGATCTAACTAATGGGAGGAGAGACTAATGGTTAAGATTCTTGTTTTAAAATATGACAAAAAAGTATTGATCTCAAAGATCAGAGAAGTTGGTGCTGAAATTGGTGAACCCGATTGTGAACTAACAGATCCTGTTGAGTTTGTTGGTGAAGGTGATTGGAAAGAAAGATTGCATAGGTGGCCAGGTCAGAATTTAACAACAGATAATAAGTGTATGATATCATCAGATGCTATACTTACTTTGTTAGACCCTGCAAAAGAATTGCTAGAGGCATACGAAAAGGTTATTGAATGAAGTTTTATACTAATGTAGTTATGATCGGGGATCACTTCCTCGTTCGTGGTTATGACAGAGGAGAGTATTTCCAGTTCCGTGAGAAATACTCTCCTACTTTGTTTGTATCTGCAAAGAAAAAAACAAAGTACCAAACCCTAGAAGGAGAGTATGTTGAGAAGATTAAACCTGGTACTGTAAGAGAGTCACGAGATTTTGTAAAGAGATATGAGTTTGTAGAAAACTTTGATGTCTATGGGCAAGATAGATTCATCTATCAATATATTTCTGATACTTATCCTGAGGATGAGATCAAGTTTGATATCAGTAAAATTCGTTTGTACACAATTGATATTGAAACCAGATCGGAGAATGGATTCCCCGATGTAGAATCTGCTGATCAAGAGATTCTACTAATATCAATGCAGAATTATAATACAAAAGATATTATCACATGGGGTGTAGGTTCATTTAAGAACAAGAAAGATAATGTTGTTTATAGGCAGTTCAATAATGAATATGATTTATTGAATGATTTTATTAATTGGTGGATGACCAACACTCCAGACATTGTGACTGGATGGAACATTCAACTGTTTGATATACCATACCTTACTAAAAGACTTGATAGGATTGTTGGTGAGAAGTTAACTCGTAGGTTATCACCTTGGGGTTTAGTATCACAAAGAGAAATTTATATCAAAGGTCGTAGATATAACACCTACGATATTGGTGGTATAACACAGTTAGATTATCTTGATCTCTATAAGAAGTTTACATATAAGGCACAGGAGTCTTATAGGTTGGATTATATTGCAAGTGTTGAACTGGGACAAAAGAAACTTGATCACTCAGAGTTTGATACCTTTAAGGATTTCTACACAAATGGGTGGCAAAAATTTGTAGAATATAATATAATCGATGTGGAACTTGTTGACCGTCTTGAGGATAAGATGGGACTGATTCAGTTAGCATTGACTATGGCATATGATGCTAAAGTTAATTACTCTGATGTGTTCTATCAAGTCCGAATGTGGGACAACATCATATACAACTATCTTAAAAAGCGGAACATCGTCATCCCACCTAAGGAGAGATCCGATAAGGATGAAAAGTACGCAGGAGCTTATGTCAAGGAACCGATTCCAGGAAAGTATGATTGGGTGGTCAGTTTTGACCTTAATAGCTTGTACCCTCATCTTATTATGCAGTACAATATCTCACCAGAAACCCTCAGGGAGGCTAGATGTCCCAGTTCAAGCGTTGAAAGGTTTCTAAATCAAGAGACTGAGATCAGCAAGGAGTATGCAACATGTGCTAATGGAGCACAGTACCGTAAAGACATTCGTGGTTTTCTTCCCGAACTCATGGAGAAGATGTATAACGAGCGTGTTATTTTTAAGAGGAGGATGATCGATGCCAAGAAGAAATACGAGAAGACACCAACGCAAGATCTTGTTAAAGAAATTGCAAGGTGCAACAACATACAAATGGCGAAGAAGATATCTCT